TCAAATACTATTGCTGAACTCCAGAAAAAAACAAAAATCAGGAATAGATATTTGGAATTATTGAATCCAAATGGGATAGACCACATCAGCATTAAGCCCAAAAATACAATGGTATTCAGATAGTTTTTTTGGCATACATTCAATTTTATGTAAAATGCGTTTAATTTATCGAGCCATTCAGGTTTTTTTTTCTTATCTTCTGAATTCGACACAAAATCATCTCCTGCAGCAAAAAATAAAAATTAGCTATTTTAATCGATAATAAAAATAGAGCTAAATAAGATTTAGAAAATAACCTATTGCAACACCTTTTGCGGCCACTTCGTTAGAAGGACAGTCAAACTCAGTGTCCTTTCCTATTACACGTATCTTATGACCAGGCAGACGAGAAACTGTATACATATCTAGAATACCATCAATATCTAATAACCATTGCCCATTAGAAAGATCATTTCTTTGCATTTCAATTAGCCAAGTAAAATTTCCACTACGAACACAAATGATATTTTCTATATTAACACCTTTTGGAATAAAAGATTTGTCTATGTAACAAGACCCATCATCAATGAGTTTACCTGCCAACAGTGTTTTTTGACTTATAATGGGTAATTCTGGAACAGTAATCGCCTCATAAGGAGACTTAACTCTTTCACCAGTCGCTAACCATTCAAGTGAAGCACCAGTATCTAACGCGCAAGTTATCACAACATCACCAGGGAAATACTCTCGGCGAACCCAAGTGCTTATAGTTCCTGTTGATATAGCCAAATACTCACTTAATTCCTTTTGAGTATTAAAACCGTACGCTTCCATGACTCTCTGAAGGACAGCTTTTCCTCCAGATGAAAGCATCTTTTCAATAAGTGCCTTACCTTTTTCATATCGAGAGGGAACACCTTTAGGCACCTCATGACCAATGTTTGCATTTGCAAATTTACCGGTGACTAGCCAACGAAGATCTGTACCAGTATCTAAGGCACATTTAATGATTGGGTTACCTGGAACGCTGCCACGCTGAAGCCAGCCGCTTATGTTATTGGCTGGAATAGCAAGCGCCTCGGCTAAGCTTTTCTGAGAACTCACTCCATAAGCTGTCATTAATCTGTTCAGGATTTCCTGACTATCCATCTTTTCGCCAACCATAAATGCACCGAAGTGATAAAAAAACATTTACCAAATCGCTTTTACGATCTAAAGTGACAACACACCATATGTCACACAGTAGAACTCAAAACGACTAAAAGGAGATTTTGCTTTATGTCTCATCAGAATGCAATTCAAGTACAAGCCGATAAGACGCCGTTATCTAAGGAACTGTTGAACTCTGTCGTATCCCAGCTGCTACCGGCCTTGGAGTCAGCCCTGTCTGCAACTATTGTGAACTCAATAAGTTTGCAACTGACTACGCTCGCCAATTCCCCAACAATCTCTAAGAAAGATTTTGCTACAATTAATGGTATCAGCTCCGCAGTCCTCGAAAAGTGGATCGCGAATGGTGTCGTTCTGCTTGCACCAACTCCTTCAACTACAATCACACAGCAACGCAAAAACCGAAAAACAGGTCAAATGCAAACTGTCGTTATGGAACGTCATGGCAATGCCCTGATCAATCTTGAGGCCTGGCGTGAGAAAAACCGTCAGCAAGCCATCAAGTGCCGCTACATAAATCGTTGAGTCAGATTATTCAAACTAGCAGGGACTAACAATGTTTGATTATCGCGTTTCCAAACACGCTCACTTTGACGATGCATGCAAGGCATTTGTGAATCGTCATAACCTTACCGAACTTGCAGCGCTTATGGGCACCAAACCCCAAATCCTGCGCAATAAGTTTAACCCTGAGCAACCTCATAAACTTACCTGTGAGGAAGTTCTTTTAATCACTGATTTGACTGAGGATGCCGCCCTTCTCGATGGCATGCTGGCACAGATAAATTGCCTGCCGTCAGTTCCGGTCAATGAGATTGCTACTTCTAATCTTTCAACCTACGCACTACAGGCTACTGCCGCCGTAGGTTCTATTGCAGCTGATGCAGTGAAAGGTGGTGCGGTCAGTTCTCAGCGTCGAATGTCATTACTCGAAGGTGTTAATGCCGGTATTCGCCATCTGTCACTGATCGGTTTAGTTGTTCAAGGCCGAGTACAGGCATCCCCTGCGCTGGCATCCGCAGTTGGTGCTATTGCAAGCGTCACGACAAATGGGCTGATGTGAATATGGCTGTTTCTATTGCTCCATTTTTAAAACAGCAAAGTCCTTCTCGCCATTTCGGCCATGGTTGCATCGAATTGCCAGGTGGAAAGCGTTGGAACCCTTCAATGTCACAAGCCACTGCCCCGCAGGCCGTGAGAAATTCAAAACCGCTTTTAAAGCGCCTGTTTAGTTGAGGTGATTATGTCTTTAGTGAATGAAGAACATATTCAAATAGGCAAGAAACATCTTTCCAGAATTAAAGAGATGTTTGAATTCAGAAAGAACGTAGCGCAGGAAACATTTGATACTCAGCCGCTGCATATGCGTAGAACAATCTGTTTTCATGCTGGCTTATCTCGCCGCCATCTTGAGATGAAATTTGCTGAATTAACGCCGACGGAAAGGCATCAAGTAGTTGCGGCGCTAAATTCTTTGCTTGGTTTAACTGAATCACTGCCGAAATTTATCAGTGATGATGATTGCAAGATAAATATTAAACACTAACCCGTATTCAAACTAATTGGCGTCAACTCGCCGGGCATTCGTTTGCCCAAAAACAGGAGTTCTGCATGAAAAATATGATTGATAACACCCGTCAGAATATTGTTGGTTTGCCAGTTATGGGCATTGATTTAGCTTCACCAGAACGCGATTACACATCAGTTCTTGATTTGTCGTTGATGCTCGACACTGCTCGTAATGAAGAACGCGCTAATAGAGCGGTAGTGTTTGCCGGACGACTTGAAGCGATTGCCAGTTTCATTCTCAAACGTGAAATGACAGGAATTGAAGCTGCTGAAGCACTCCGCATCGAAGCTAACCGAATTCAAAGTGAAGCGGAGGCGTAACTATGGCTGATGTAATTGACACAGCCCAGGAGCGCACTGATCTCGTCCTTTCCGCCCAAATCCAAGCCGCCCGCGCAACTGTTGCAGGCGTTTCTGCAATGTTTTGCCTTGACTGTGACCGACCAATTCCCGAAGCACGCCGCGCCGTTCTGCCTGGTGTTGAGCTTTGCGTGTACTGCAAAGAGCTGGCTGAACTCAATGCCAAACACTATCGAGGTAACCAGTGATCATATTTGCGATAGTGTTGCTCGTACTGGCCGCGATCAATGCGGGCTATCTGGTCATTGATCTCAAAGACGGCATGTAATGCAGACCAGCCGCTTCACTCCTCAGATTAAAACGCCCGCAGCTTGGGCGTTTCCCTGGAACAAACCACGTCAGGCCGTTTCTGGTCTTGAAAGACCGCTTACCCATGATGAATACGATCAGGGGCAAGCCGTTTTAATCAGAGTAAAAACACTCTCTACCGACCTGCGGGAGATTTTCACAGGTCGTCATGCGTATCTGCTGAAAACCCAGGGTATCCACGCTGCCAATAAATATCTGATTTATACCCTTGGTCGCAGCATCCTTCCCCGCGTCGAAGCGGTTAATGCCGCTCACGCAATGAATGTTAAAGCCTCCATGAAATTCATGTCTGAGGCAGACACCTATCACAGCCTGCCGAGTATGAGCGATAAACCGCTGCGAAGGTTCGCTCAGGACATCGCCGGGCAACTCAAAGAAATCTATGAAGACCGTTGTGATCAGCTGCTTGCTCAGTACAACGAGGATAATTCGATTCTTTTTGAGCGTGATACCCAGTGCGAGCTGTACAGCGAAATCGCAGGTATGGCACAGGCTTTCAATGTCACGCCGATGTACTGGACAAGGTATTGCAAAGGCAAGCTGGATGCCGTTTCCGCTATCGCCTCCATGTCGCGCCTTGTTAATCCGGATTGGTGGTTACGGCAACTGAAAGGCCAGCGCACCCGCTGGCGTGAATCCTTGCTGATCGCCATCGGCAAGGTGAACCGTGACGCTTCCCCGTATGCCAGTAAGCAGGCTATCCGTGAAGTACGTGCGCGCCGTCTGTCGAATCTCGACTATCTGAAAAGCTGCGACCTGGAGAACATCGAAACCGGCGAGCGTTTCAGTCTGATCGACAAAGTGATGGCGAGTATTTCAAACCCTGAAATCCGCCGCATGGAGTTAATGAGCACGATCGCCGGCACCGAAAAATATGCCGCTGCAAATGGGGACATCGGGATGTTCCTGACCATCACCACCCCTTCTAAATATCACCCGACCCGCATGGTGGGTAAGGGCGATAAAAAGCGCGTTCAGCGAAATCACGCCTGGGACAAAGAAGCCTATACCCCGAAAGATGCGCAGCGTTATCTGTGCGGGATCTGGAGTAAAATGCGCACCGCATTCAAGGATAGCGGTCTGTCTGTTTACGGGATGCGCGTTGTTGAGCCTCACCACGACGCGACGCCACACTGGCACATGATGTTATTCACAAAGCCCGCCATGCGTCAGCGGGTGATCGATATCATGCGCAAATACGCCATGAAAGAAGACGGTGACGAACGCGGCGCTGCAAAGAATCGTTTTGACTGCAAGCATATGAACCGTGGCGGTGCGGCTGGCTACATCGCCAAATACATCGCAAAGAACATCGACGGTTATGCACTGGAAGGCGAGCGCGACCACGAAACCGGCGAGCTGCTGACAGATTCCGCTGCCGCTGTCACAGCCTGGGCTGCTACCTGGCGGATCCCCCAGTTCCATCCTATCGGCCTGCCAACCATGGGTTCATACCGTGAGTGCCGCCGCATCCGTTCCATCAGTCTGACTGAAACCTTTGACGAAGAAGTGGAAGCTGTCCGCGCTGCTGCTGATGCCGGTGATTTTATGGCGTACATGTCAGCCCAGGGCGGCGCAAATGTGCCTCGCGACGATCAGACTGTGCGCGTAGCTCGCCGCGTTGCTGACGAGCTGAATGCCTACGATGAAGAAGTGAAAAAGGTTGTGGGCATTTTCGCGCCTCACCTGGGCGACTCCCGTGTTTATGAAACCCGTACAACTCAATGGCGCATCGTTTCTTCCGCCGTTGACGTTGAGGTTTTGACCTTAAAAAGCGCCTCCGGCGCGCCTCGGAGTCCTGTCAATAACTGTGGGTTAGGTGGAAAGAAACAGGCTACAAATTGGCATGATAGGCAGGCTGGGAGCAACGCTACGGCGTCCACTTCTGACAACCTGCGAGTTATTGACTGGACAGACACTGCCGCCGTGAGGGCGATTGTGGCGCGTATACGTGAAGAAACGCCGAAGGTGAGTAAATCACAGCGAAGTTTTGACCCCACTAAAGGCCGTGATGTTGCCCCATCGGCAAGATTGACGCCTGAAGAACGGGTGCGACTGCCTCAGATTGAACAGGAATTGCTTAAAAACGATATCAAAGCTCAAAGATGGGAGCTGGAAGCATTAACCCGGGGAGCCAAAATCAGTTTTGGTGATGTTGTGATCCATCATCCCCCTCTTATGGACTGGCAGGAATTTTATGACGACTAGGACTGTTTAAACATTCATCTAAGCTATTGGTTAAAAAGTAACATTCAGTTTTTATTGGAATTTGTTAAGGAATGGTAATATTATACTGTATAAATAAACAGTGCATTGGAGTGAGTAATGGAATCCTCTCATGAGCTAAAGATGGCTTTGATAAAAATCCGGCTTATGGCTGACATCGCACAGTCAGGCCAGTGCAGAAATGACGAGTACGCATTGGTGATGGAAATGATCTCTGATATGGCCGACAGCGTTCTGGATGAAGAAGACACGCCATCAGTGCCGTTCTCTGTTTACGACGATGAAGAATAGCCAGGAACGCGGGCGATCTCTCTTTGATAGCTCTGCATGCAGTGAGTGCATGATTTTGCATTGTGATCGCCCTGCTCTTTTCTCCCCGCGACACCAGTGCTGGCGTGGATCACAGTGGATCACGCAACTGCATCAAAAGCGACCTATAAAGCGGGCAGGCGTGGCGGGGATAGCATTGCGCGCAAAGCTGAACATTCATTTAAACCTTATGGACATAGGAGCATTCTCAATGTTAGCTTATAAAAAACTTACATAACCTTTCAAGGCTCAAAGATGGATATGCTTCAACAACTCATCTATTTAAATAAAATAAAAAAAATTTTAGGGCATTACTCTACAAAACAAGGAAAAGTATTAGGGAATAAAGCCGCAGCTCTAAAAAGGCTTGGGTTAATTGTAAATAGCACTAACAAAGATAAACTCGATGTTTTTACCAAGGTAAGTTCTCAAAACTATCGAATCAGAGACCTATTAAATCTCTCCTTCAGTAAACGAGATGTTTACGTAGACACATGCGCTGAACAGAACGTTCCAATAAAATTTATTTTAGGAAGTTTTTTAAATTTTTATTCGCAAAATTTAGAAAAATTCGAAATTTTTGAATCCAAACGAAAAGAACTTGAACGTTTCTTTGCACGAGATGATTACTTACCAGCTATAACTTTATTAGATGATATTGATGAAAGTTTTGGTAAAAGTATTTGGAGTCTAGACTGTCGAATGGCTTTAACAAAAAAGATAGCGCCTGATAATAACTTAAGCCATTTAAGGACGGGCGTAAGTCATAGATTAGGCCATATTTCTTTCTTACTTTCTCAAAAACAACTCTCAAAAAGCCCATTAGCATTTCAACAACAGGTAACGAATCATAGCTTTGCAGAAATGAGGAAGGGATCAAAAAGAAAATATGCTGAATTCCTATCATTCCTCCTCTTGAATGGGGATTTAGACAAATCCCAAGATGGGAGCCTGGCATTAGTTTTCACGCAAAGACTATATCCTATAGATAAACTAATATTTATTACAAAAATAATAAGTGAAATGTGTTCCAATCAAAAGGAGCATGACTTCCCCATGGAGGATATCCACGATTTTATTGTGGAAATGTCGGCAATATCGAATGATCCCAGGTGGACAAATCTCAAAGAACTGATAAGCACCAAGGTCAATAAAAGAACAAATATTCGTTTAGAAAGCATTCTAGCTGCATATTCGCTTGGGGATTATAAAAAAACAATCGAGTTATGCAATGAGTTTTATCAGGCATTTCCTGAAGAGCTTTCAATAATCGATATTCATGCAAAATCAATTTATTTTCTAAATAAAAAGAATAACGCAACCCCAAGTTTGCCTTATGATAAATTCAGAGATATTGTTGTATCTAATTTATATAAATCATATCTAAGCCCTAAAAACTATGAGAGCAGTTTAAGTATCGCAGAAGATTCAAAGTTCAGACTAGGATGTTTTGAATGTGTGAATACTTTTATGCCAGCATTTTATTCAGCATACCCATTTGTAAATCAAGAAAAAATCACGAAGTCTTGTACATTACTTACAGGAAGCCCTTTTTTCATAACCCCTAAACATTTAGTGAAAATAAAAAATGAACAGTTTGGCGTATATAATTTTGAACATGATAAAACGTTAACTCCTCTTTCAAAAAGTAGAGAGTATCGTAGAAGGCTTGAGAAACTATTGAATGATAATGAAAGTAATCAAGCAGAAATAATCGATTATCTTCACAAAGTAGAAGATTATTACGATATAACCCCTCCAGAGATAGCTCAGTTGAGAAGTATTTGTTTTATTAAAACATCAAAATATCATGAGCTACTTGAATTAACAAATAACAGCTGTTCCCAAAAATCAGAAAATACTATTCTTTTCCCTATATCTCACATTGCT